ATCGGCAATTGTCTGGTTCGTAGTTTCCATCATTATCGGTACGATCTATTGTTAGTTTACCGGGCCGCGGCCCCATATCTTTTAAGAAGTTCTCAAATTTTAACCAACGTTCGCATACCTTAATCCCACGGCCACCGTAATAGTGATAAGCTTCACAATTAACATTGTTACATCTTTGTATTATTTGACACCAAATCCTATATGTTGATGTTGCATGAAATCCATGTGTAGTGTTCTTTTGGGCGTTCGCGCGATTATGGCAAGTAGTGCATTGCCTTGTTTTTTTAGCTCTTAAATCAGCTCCGTATATTATATTTTCTTTACCGCATGAACATCTACATAAATATTGCTGCAATTTATTCTTAATGCCTTTATATTCTATAGCAGTCCACCGTCCAAACTTTCTTCCAATCATTTTATCGGGGTTATATAGTTCATTGTAATTGCATTCGCGGCATTGCGTGCTTCGCCATGCTCGTAGTGTCGTTCCCGGTATTATCGTGATTGTCCCGCAGTCGCATTGGCACTCATATTGCGATCCCGGCCTATCTGATTCTACCAAGGACAATACTGTCCATTTTCCAAACTTACGCTCTACCAATGATAATACTTTATAGTTTCTTTTCATTTTCACCCTAGTAATAAAGTTAATACTATATAACATAATACACAATATCATTAATTATGAGATATTGCAATGAATTTGTACATACGTATACTATAGTTAGCGTAATTACAGGTTCGCTACTGTACACATCGACGTATCGGGTTTCGTCACCGAAGGACGTAAATGTAAAGCTTCGTCCAGCTTGGAATATGTTCTATATTTCAAGGAGTCCTAGATGCCTATTACAACTACTAGCTCACTTCCAGCCCCGGTACAACAGAGTTTTAGCTATAAGCTCCTGTCAGTACCAGTGCCAAATATGATCCACAAGATCCCAGCTATGCGTAAAAACATGCCTAGGAACGGTGGTACTACGTTAAGAATGCGTCGTTACAATCCGTTAAATACCGCAATGGTTCCATTGGGTAATACAGGGGTTACACCTCCTGCGCAGGCCCTAACCGCGGTGGATATTGACGCAAAGATAAGTTTTTATGGAACTTATGTCATGCTTTTTCCTAATTGAAATAAATAGAGCATGTAAAATCTCTGGTAATCGGCTTGGAAGCGCTAACGTAAAGGCGAGCGTGACAAGGGGCAAGCAGGAAACGTGCAGCCTGAGAGACTAAACCCAGAGACTCGCAAGAGATGTGATAGTCCGCACCGTATAGAGATATACGGAGGGAGGAATAACAAGACTCCCCGCTCGAAAGAGTCATAAAGTAACAGAAGGAATGAGCAGGTAACCCTGCAAAACCAAGATCCAGTGCTCAATGAGTGCGCTGCGAGGCTTGGAGTTTCACTCCGTTTCGCAAACTGAAGATCAATTGACAAGAGACATGCTGGCAGCTACAGCAGGTTTTATCAATTGTGTTGGCGGAGTTAACGGTAAAGTGGTTGTTGCCGTTAAAAAATCTTGGGTGATTGACTTGGAACCCGAAGTGGCACGAGCTAACCGGCGACAAGGGGCAAGCAGCGAAAGCGTGCAGCCTGACAGACTAAGCCCTGAGACACCGAAAGGTGATGCGATAGTCGAGCCTCATGCGATAAGTATGAGAGGTAGCAGAAATGACTACCCGCTTAAAAGTTTTTGATACCGCGAAGGTTTAAAGAATGAACTTTTTGGACAATAATTTCTCGCTCCTCCAATATCCGAGCATAGTTACTGCGGAAAATTTCCGTATGTCTTGCTCCGCCATTTGGAAGAATGAGAGATTTGAATTTGATAAGTTCATCGCAAACTGGTTGTTTATGCTTAAGAAAAGGCCTGATTTCACTAAGAATTTTTGCGAGAGAAGCGCTTGTGAGACGCCAAGTAAGGACATTCCTTTTTTTAGGATCTCTAGAGTTATGGTCTACAAAATGTACTTGCCCGCCAAAATGTTGGAGCAACCATTTAAAGACTGGTGCTTTAGTGTTGCTGCATTGCAATTGAATTTTATAGAGATAGTTAGATTTGTTTTTATCCCGGTACTTTTGAATACCGAGAGAACACTCAGCATCTATAAAGCCGGCAAGATAGGCAAAATCTTTACTTGTTGGAGCGATGGTATTTCTATCTCGTTCAAACTCCTGCTTCATCTCTGGGTGAACAAGATTAGTGAAATTCTTAATGGTACCCATTTGTTCAATAAGATTAATTTTTTCTTTTATATCTTTAGAATTAGCAAAAGCAATCGTAAGATTTGCTTCAGCAACTTTTTCGACAAGATACGGAAGAATATTTTGAATAAATGGAATAGCCTTACTTTTTCTAAGGGTATAATTATACATAGGACTATGGTTTTTAGGTTGAGTGGCATTTGTAGGATGATAGGTTCCCCCAAACATTTCTTTGAACCAAATAAGAACTTCGCTATGAGCGGAGGAAATTATGAGGCCGACAGGAAATTTAGGACTAAGCCTATTCTTTTGCATATATTTGCCAATGTGAAAACAGCCATCGCCGTCTATGTATCCAGCTGCATAAGCCAGATCAGTATTTTTAATCATGCTATAAGTATAGCAGATTAAGGCTTTTGAGTCAAAGTAATAGTTACGAGCAATCCGACCGAAATCACCCTCCAGGACTGCGATGTTGTAACTCAAACTCTTTTGACTAACAATGCTTATACCATTATGGATAACATTGAAGGTGAAAATAAGTTCGGTACAGCTCCGGTACGTGATGCTTATTTTGCAATGACTTCAACCAAGTTGACGTCAGATCTTAATAACGTCAATACCTTCATTCAGAAGAACCAATATCCTGCTCCAATGAATGCATTGCGTTCAGAATGGGGTGCAGTTGGTAACCTTCGTTTCTTGGTATCGTCTATTGGCTCAGTCACGCCTAATGCATCTTCTACCGGAACAGATGTATATAACATCTTCTGCGTCGGTATGGAAGCATACGCATGTATCGAGCAGGACGGCTATTCCGCATCATTTATTTACAGACCGCCAATATATGATGGCCCTCTGGCATTAAATGCTTCAGTTGGATATAAATTCGCTGAAGTCCCACGTATCACAAATGACCTTTGGATCATAAATTTACGCGCTACGAAGCGTTTTTAAGGAGGAATCATGGTCAATATATTCAATGGTTCTTTCACTTCTACTGGTGTTGCACAAACTCTCGTTATTCGAGGCGAACTTGATACTTTGGAAGTCTGGAATTGGACAGAGATACGCAATGCGAACAACAGCCATGGCGTAAGCTATGTCTGGAATAAAGGCATGGCAAACAATGATGGCTTTGTATATCTGCGTAATGCAGGATCAACGGCCATTGATTTAAGAAATGCTCTTAACTTCCCAGGTGGAGCTGTTCCTGGGTTTACTCTTGTAAACTCTTCGTTGAACGTACCTGGACCAGTCGTTGCCACAACCGATGTCGGTACAACTGCTCATAGAGTATTGAGTGCTATATCTGTATCGGTTGGTGATATTGTACGGCTATCTAATATGACAGGCGCTACCGAGTTTAACGGCATGGACTATACAGTTACTGCTATTAATACCCCTGGTGTCAACTTTAATATTGATTGGACTCCTGTTACTGTTGCAGCTGCTGGGGCAGGACAAGTACGCCGTATCCCTTACGATTCATTGTTCTATCCAAGAAATCGTTACATCGCTGCGATTACCCAAGCTGCACAATCTGTAATCACGATGACTGTAACGCATAATTTTGTCGTAGGACAAGCAGTTCGCATCTACGTTGACCCAATGTATGGCATGGTAGAAATGAACGGCCTGATTGGCAATATTGTAGCTGTATCAGCGATAAACAACACTATAACCGTAGATATCGATTCAACTGGATTTACCGCATTTGCATGGCCTGTAACAGCAGTTGCTGCTGCACCTCATACATTTGCTCAAGTAGTTCCTGTTGGAGAAGATACTGCAGTTGCATTAGCTGCTGTACCTCAAGCTGATATCTTATCAGATGCTACGATCAATACTGGGTACACCGGTATTATTCTTGGCGCTGGTATTACCAGTCCTGCAGGTTCTAACAATGACGTCATTTACTGGCGTGCTACATCGTCTTTTAATCTTTAAGGCGACTATCTATGGGGGCGGCGCC